GAGCGTACAGATGAAGATAAAGCTGACCAGGAAGGAGAGGATCCATTTTTTAAAGGGGAGAAAATAGCTAAATTAGATGAATGAATATAAAGCAAAAGTAATTAAGGTAGTTGATGGAGACACTATCGATGTTGATATAGATCTTGGGTTTAGCGTTATTTTATCTAAGCAGAGGATAAGGCTTGTTGGTATAGATACTCCTGAATCTAGGACTAGAGATTTAGTAGAGAAGTTTTACGGCAAGCTAGCAGCACAATTCCTAAAAGATAGATGTAAAAAGGGATCTTATATTACTCTCAGAACTTACCTAGATAAGACAGGTAAATTCGGTAGGATACTTGGTGAGATTGTAGTTAATAATGTCAACTTGAATAAGCAGATGATTAATGAGCATCTTGCTGTTGCTTATACTGGGCAGAGTAAAGATGATGTTGAATCCGCTCATTTGAAGAATAGAGATAAGCTAATAAAGAAAGGACACATCATGCCTAAAGGAAAAGGAACGTACGGAAGTACAGTAGGTAGGCCCCCTAAACCAGTAGTTGTAAAGCCTAAACCAAAGAAGCCAAGAAAGTAAGATATAACTGCATATTTAAGGAGGTATGTAATGACAGGTACGCCTAATTTTAGCCTTACTGAGTTCGGTTGCTCATGTGGGTGCGGTGAGAATAAAGTAAAGATAGACTTATTAGAAGCTTTACAAGAGGTACGAGAAGAATTAGACCAACCTATGGCTATTACTTCAGGATACAGATGTGAAAAGCATAATCTAGCAGTAGGTGGTGTAAGTACCTCCAGCCACGTACAAGGATGGGCAGCGGATATTGCTGTTCCTAGTTCGTTTTATGCTTATAGGATACTAGAAGCTTTATTTAAAACTAAGAAATTCCAGCGTATTGGATATGGTAAGATGGGTGGACAGTTAGTTTTACATGTCGATATAGATCCCAACAAACCTCCTCATGTACTATGGGGATATTAGCCTCACGAATGAAGTTATACACATTTTATCTAAAATAGTGTTAAGGTGTGATCACCCGACCTTCCTACAAAGCGGCCTAGATTGACTCGATACAATCTAGGCCGTTCCCTCCTTTACTTACGCAATTTTGTATCACCCTCTACATAAGCGGGCTTTGGATTAGGATACTTGGTAAATAAGTTATCTACAACTACCTGTAATCTAGCTCTGTCTCCTTTAACGTCTGAGGTAGGCGGACGGTCATCTTCACACATATTACGCATCTGAGCGTCTCTGAGGACTATTAATGAGGCAATAGCTTTAGTAATATGATGCAAACCACTATCTGGATCAGTAGTTTCGCCCTCCCAAAAATCAAGTATATGCCCCATAGTGGCATCTACATACACACTAGTACGAACCCCTACTATTCTATAGTTATGTCTACCATACTTCATAGAGCCTTCCATCATGGCAACACTAGCCTCACGTATAACGTTAGCCGGTACATTAGTGTATAACCTAGGTTTTTTAATACCTATTGCATCTTTAGGATTTGTATCTTTAGTGGACATAAGTCCTTTCTTTTAGGTTGTTGTTTATTTAACTAGAGTGTATATTAACATCATTAGTTAAATATTGGAAATTGTAGATATTTATATATGGGAGAAATATGATAATCAATGAATCAGATTTTAAGACTAAATCATTTGATTTTACAGATGAGCAATTCTTGATTAGCATTAATCACTTGCTTAAGCTAGATGCGCCTATGGGTGAGGAGTTTGTCCCTATAACGAGTATGGATGAAAGTATTACTATAGATAAGTTAGACAGTCTTAGTGCTGTAGTTTTCTTTATTTGGATTGCTCAACTATTCGGTATCCATGAAGACAAAGTTAATGACTTTATGATGTCTGGAAAGAATACAGGTAGAGAGCTAAAAGCTTTCGTCATGAAAGAAGCTACCCAGACTTTCACATTTGAAGAGGCTGAAGCATACGGCAAACGATGCTCCTAACCCACACTAACTCTGTATACTCTGAAGCTATTACGTTATTGGATCAGATCCCTTATCCACAATATGCTCACCAAGTCGCCAAGGGTGGCGGTATGGTTGTTAAACAGGGCATAAGAACAATGCCCGGGGAACTAATTAACTATGTATTAAAGGGCAACCACGGCGCTGCAAGAGGCACTTACCAGTTTATTCAGTCGTTAACTCGTTCTGAACACTGTAGAATAGGGGTAATATTAGCTGCAGGAGGAAACCTCTGGACTGGGTATGGATCTATCGTACCATTAACCAATCAGTACCCTCTGTACCAAGTAACGCCTATGGCCGTTACTTCTGTATACGCTGGATACATTGCTAACCAAATCGGATCTTTTGACTATATAGCTACTGATAGTACAAGTTGCATTAGTGGGCACTCTGCGTGGTATACAGCTAGAAATATGCTAAGTTTAGATATATTAGATGCAGTAGTAGTTATATCTTCAGATAATGGGTTATCAGAAGAATACTTATCTGTCTTTGGAGAACACGGGTTAAGTAAATTAGTCAATGAAGAAAATAACCCAGCTATTATTAAGTTTAGATTAGGGCATGGATGTAACATATCAGTGTTTGAAACTGAAGATTCAGCTACTAAACATGGGCATACAGCATTAGCTAAGATTACTGATATGCATATAGCAGCTGAATACCACGCTTCTCCTATGGGTATTTCTGAGTCTGGGGATGGGTATAATAAAGTTATCAATAAAGTAAATACTGATCAGATTAATTTTGTTAAAACACATGGTACTTTTTCTTCAGATAATCGAATTGAAGAACAACTTATTAAAAATAAGTTTGGAGATATAAAAATAATTAATTATAAATTACGAATTGGCCATACCTTAGGAGCATCTACAGCTATAGAAACTGCACTAGCTGTGCAGGAGGAAACGGGTACATTTCTTAGTTTAGGAGCAGGTATGGGTAATGTATTCTCATCCGCTGTTGTGGAGATTATAAAATGATATTTGCGCATTGTAGTATAATACAAGAAGGCGAAGCTATTATGTTCTACCGACATAATAAAAAGTTTAACGGGTATATGATAGCTGGCTTACTTGTTGGAGATAATATTGAAGCTAAGTTAAATTTTGCGAAGATCTGGAAGTATTTTGTATCAGAGGTTGTACGGAATGATGATATCTATTGTTCTATTCTAGTAGGCACCGATAATTCTATGTTTGCTAATTATCTAGATTACCATGATACTATAGAAGGCCTTAAGATTTATAAAGTTGATAATTTCCTTAAGAAACAATACAGTAGTTATGAAAAACACTTAGAACGGGCTAAAGAGAATAATAATATATGAGCGACTTAATTAAAGACACTACCTCAGATACTACCGAAATCGATGTTTCTACTTTAGTTGATTGGGAAAACCCTCCCACTCTTGCCGAGTTAAAACAAGATCTTGAATCTGCTCAACCCGCTCATACAGTACATACTCTAGAAGTGGATAAATGGTTAAGAATACTTAACGCCGAACAAACTATTAATACTAAGAAGGGTAGGTCTAAGCTTGTACCTAAGTTAGCGCGTAAGCAAGCCGAGTGGCGATATGCTGCTTTATCCGAACCCTTCCTATCAACTGATGACCTATTTAATACTTCCCCTGCTACTTTTGAAGATAAAAATACTGCCGTACAGAATGGGCAGGTCTTAAATTACCAACTTAATTGTCGTATGGATAAGACAGCCTTTATTGATGAATACGTACGTACTGGTGTTGACGAAGGAACTATAGTCGTACGTATTGGGTGGGAATTTGAAGAAGGTATGCGTACAGTCTACACCCCTATTATGGAAGAACAAGTAGGGGTGGACGAGCAGGGACAGCCAGTTTTAGATGAACAAGGACAACCTGCTGCTGTTCAAGAAGTTAAAGTAGGGGAAAAGAAACAAAAGAAAAAAATTACTATTAAGAATCAACCGGTATTAACTGTATGCGACTATAACAATTTAGTATTAGATCCTACTTGTGAAGGTGATATTGAAAAATGTAACTTTGCTATTTATAGCTTTGAGACTTCCCAATCTGAACTTAAGAAAGACGGACGATATAAAAATATCGATGATATTAACTTCGAAAGTGATTCTGTATTAGCTGAGCCAGATCATAAGATTAATTCTGATGACTCTTCTTTTACGTTTAAAGATAAACCTCGTAAGAAAGTTATTGCTAGAGAGTATTGGGGATCTTGGGATATCGACGGAAGTGGAGAGGTTAAACCTATCGTTGCTACTTGGGTAGGTAATACATTTATTAGATTAGAAGAAAATCCTTATCCAGATAAGAAACTGCCATTTGTAATAGTGCAATACTTACCTCGGCGTAAGAATGTATACGGAGAACCTGATGCAGCTCTTATTGAGGATAACCAGAAAATCGTAGGTGCTGTAACCCGGGGTATTATAGATATCATTGGACGTAGTGCCAGCGGGCAGCAAGGTATTCGTAAGGATGCTCTTGATGTAACTAACGCTCGTAAGTTTGAGCGAGGGGATGACTATAAGTTTAATGCTAACGTGGACCCAAAACAAGCCTTCCATATGGAGGTATACCCGGAGATTCCTAGATCAGCCTTAGAAGTACTTAACATGCAGAATAATGATGCAGAAGCTCTTACAGGCGTTAAGGCATTCACACAGGGTATTTCTGGACAAGCATTAGGAACCACAGCTACTGGTATTAGATCAGCATTAGATGCTACATCTAAACGAGAGCTGGGTATTCTTCGTAGATTCTCTAATGGCTTAAATCAAATAGGGCGTAAGATTATTTCAATGAATGCTGAGTTTTTAGAGGATGAAGAAATTATACGCATCACTAATGATGAGGTTGTAGTAATTAACCGTAATGACCTTGGTGGTAAATATGATATTAAGCTTAATATTTCTACTGCGGAAGCTGATGAGCAGAAAGCCAGTGAATTAGCATTTATGATGCAGACTATGGGTAATACTCTACCTCAAGATTTTAGTCAGATGATTTTAGCTGATTTAGCTAAATTGCGTAAGATGCCTGACTTAGCTAAGCGTATTGAAGAATATAAACCTGAACCAGATCCTTTAGCTATTAAGATGCAGGAACTTGAGATAGCACATTTGGAAGCTAAAATTCGTAATGAGAATGCTAAAGGTGCCGAGAACGAAGTGGATATCGGACTCAAAACTGCTAAAACTGCAACAGAGCAAGCTAAAGCAAGAGATCTTAATAGTGGTGCTGATGGTAAAGATCTGGACTTTGTGGAGAAAGAATCTGGAGTTGACCATGCACGGCAACGGGATATTAAAGAGTCAGATCATGAACGAGCCATGGAAGGTAAAGAATATGATCGTGTAGCAAATCTCGATAAAGCCGCATTTGATGAGATAAATAAGAGTGAGGGAAGTAATTAGTTAATCTAACCATAAGGGTACATTATGACACCATACGAACAGTTGGATCTAGAAGATGTTGAAGCTAAACGATTACAGGTATTACGAGATAACTGCCATAAGCTTATGGATAGTCAGCCGTATAAAGATGTTATTGAAAACGGTTACTTTACTGAAGAAGCTGCTAGATTATGTATGGCTAAAAGCTGTGATATGGACGATGCACAAATGAAAAATATTGATAATATGATTATGGGGGTAGGTGGATTTTCTAATTACCTACAGACTATAATGCAACGAGGAGCTCGAGCCGATCAGCAATTGAGTGATAACGAGAAAACTCGTGCCGAATTTGAAGATGAACAGGGAGGTCTAGAATGACCGAAGAAGCTACTACAGCTCCATTGGAAATGTCCGATGCTGAATTCATGGAACAAGATCATAGTGCTCTCTTAGCTGAGGATACCCCAGCAGAGGCAGAAGATAATAACGAAGATGTAGCCGCTTCTGATCAAACAGAAGAGGTTAGTGAAGCACAGGAGCAAACTGAATCTACCACTGACAACGAAGAAGTAAGCCAACCTACTGGGGATACCCAGGAGGAGCATGAACCTTCTGATGATGGTGATGTGACAGAATCTCTTGATACTAGTAAGAAAGACTCGACTGACACGACAGAGGATACTCAGGATACAACAGAGTTTAATTACAAAAGTGCGTATAAAAAGGTAATGGAACCTTTCAAGGCCAATGGCGTTGATATGCAAGTTAAGGATCCAAACGAGATCGTTCGTCTTATGCAGATGGGCGCTAATTACCAGAAGAAGATGGCGCAGATTAAGCCAAGTCTGAAGATAATTAAGATGTTAGAAAACAACCAGCTTCTAGATGAAGCTAAGTTGAATAATCTAATTGATATCTCAAAAATGGACAAGAAGGCAATCGCTAAGCTAGTTAAAGAAAGTGGACTAGATCCTTTAGATATTGATACAGATGTCAATGTTGATTACCAACCGACAGATTACTCTGTTAAAGACAAGGAATACAATCTCGACCAAGTGCTTGAAGAAATCAAAGGTACTGAGACTTTTAGTAAAACTATTGACGTTTTAACTAAGGAATGGGATGACCCGAGTAAAACTATTATTTCGGATAATCCCCAATTCATTAGTATTATAAATGATCATATGGCTAATGGTACATTTGATATAGTTAATGCGGTAATGCAGCGAGATAAGGCTTTAGGTAAACTGGTTGGACTCTCTGATGTAGCAGCGTATCAGCAAATTGCTGAGCACATGTGGAATGAGGGTAAACTTGTTATGCCAGATGGTAAGAAGACAGGGGCAACTAAACAAGTATCAGGCGAGGCTGAAGCAAAAAAACTAGAAACTGCTGAACGTGATGAACGTAAGAAAGCAGTTGCACCGGTTAAGCATACTTCTACAAAGAAAGTTGAGACTGAGGATAATTTTTTAGGATTATCAGACGAAGATTTTATGAAGAAGCATGGTTGATTGGTAATTTAATCATTATCATTTTATAGGAATTTATCATGGCTAATCCAAATACCTACAACGGTCCTTTAAGTACCGCAAGTGGGACTGCATCGGATATAGGCGCACAAGCCCGTACCGATTATTATTATAAAAAAGCTATTATCGCTGTTCGGGATAAGCAATACTTCATGCCTTTGGCTGATGTACGTGCGATGCCTAAACATATGGGTAAACGTATTAAACAGGACGTGTATGTACCTATGCTGGATGTACTTAACGTATCTGATCAAGGTATTGATGCAGGTGGTAATACACTTGATAATAGTAAATGGTCTGCTTGGAATGCCTCTGGCGTCCTTCAAGGCTACGCATACGCTAGTTTAGCTGCTGCTGTTACAGGCGGTGGAGCACTAGGTACCAATGCGAAGAATGGTGCACATTTGTACGGTTCTGTTAAAGACACTGGTACAATTGTTTCTAAGATTCCAGCATTGACGGAAAATGGCGGACGTGTTAACCGAGTTGGTTTTACCCGTACCCAGATCCAAGCTGATCTGTCTAAACGTGGTTTCTTCACAGAGTACACTCAAGAATCTTTGGATTTTGATTCAGATGCTGAATTGATGTCTCATATTACTGAGGAAGCTCTTGTTGGTGCTAATGAGTTGACTGAAGCTGAGCTTCAGGCTGATCTACTGACTACAGCAACAGGTACTGGTACTGCTTATTACATGGGCGGGGATAGTAAAAATACTGTTGATGAAGTTGTTACTTATACAGATCTAATGAATCTTTCTATTGCTTTGGATAACAATAAGACTCCTAAGCAAACGAAAGTTATTTCTGGTTCTCGAATGATTGATACGAAAACCATTAATGGTGGACGTATTATGTATGTTGGATCGGAGCTGATTCCAGTTCTGAAAGCAATGGTTGACTTGCATAATCTTCCTGCATTCCAGTCTGTTGAGAAGTACGCTGACGCTGGTAATGTTATGAATGGTGAGATTGGTGCTATTGACCAATTTCGAATTGTAGTAGTTCCAGAGATGCAATACGCCCAAATGGGTGGTGCTTCTGCTTCTAATACTGCAGGTACTGGTGTAACAGGTGATGCTGATATCTACCCAATGTTAGTTGTTGGTGATGGAGCTTTCACGACTATTGGTTTTCAAACTGATGGTAAATCTGTTAAATTTTCCATTAATCATAAAGGACCTGGTAAAGAAATAGCAGACCTTAATGATCCATATGGTGAAGTAGGATTCTACTCTATCAAGTGGTATTATGGCTTTTTGGCGTTGCGTCCAGAACGATTGGGCGTTATTTGGACTGCACTAGTTGCAGTATAATAATAGGTGATACTGCCCTTGGAGCCTTCGGGCTCCAGGGGT